GCAAATAGCCAGGTATTAACAGGGCTTCATCTAGCCAGTCGCGCCATAACGGGTCTAAAAACTGTCGCTCGTAAATTAAAACGCGTTCAGCCCCGCGGGTTCGCCAGAATGCTTGTAGATCAAGTCTGCCAGATGCGTAGTTGTATTTCGACGCATCTATAGCCAGCACTGCGGGCATATCTACGCAGCGGGCCGCCTCACGCACCATCGAGGTTATAAACTGCTCAAATGTCGCGTTAGGGTGTTCGGCCTTAAACTGACTCAGCTTGGCACCGGCTGGTAGCGTTACCATGGCCCCGCGCTCAATTTCCATTCTTTCCCAGGGTTCGGCCTGATCCTCGTCATCAGCGCCCGCCATCTGCTCTAAAACGGCTGCATGGTCTGCGGCTGTCTCGGCTGCGGTCAGCGTGGCTAAAACAAATCTACGCAGCTGGGCGAAAATGTTTAGCGAGGGCGTTAGCCAGGGGATACCACGCAGTTGCCCAGGGCGATCTGCTCGGTACAGGTGATAGACGTCGCGGGCGCTAACCCTGATGGCTGACTGGATCGGACTAAAGGTGTCGCCTGGGTGATAGGGCAACAGGTAGTAGGCCATGATGTCGCCGTTTTGGTCTAGCTCCACGCCGCTTTCGTCGCTGCCCAGTTGGCCCTGCAAATTGTCGGTTTCAAACTGATCGGCTTCCAGCAGCCTAACATTCAGACGCACTGGTGAACGCCAAAACGGGTTAGCGCTGGTGTACTTTGTGAAAAACGCCTCACCATCGCGCGGCACTGTTTCACCAGCGGTCGCCAGCTTGTTTTGTATCTCGGCTTCCTGCCACCATTCATGGAATAGCCGCATTACCACGGCTGATAGTTCGCTGACGTCCTGGCGATCCAGCATGTTGCCTAGGTAGGTGATTCCAGGCGTCGGGCCGCTGCCGATGGTGTAATTAGCTAGCGTAGAAACGATGCCTCGGGCGTAACTGTTGTTAGCAATTTCGTAGCGGCTACGTTTTCTTAGCTGCCGGCGCACATGGGCATTGTTAGCACTTTTAGCCGATAGGTCGTCTGCCGCTGCCCAGTGCCGCTGGTTGTCGTAAGTGGTCTGGGCTGCGTCGTACTTCGCTCGTACCCTGACCAGGCGTGTTTTGGTTTTTGGGAATAGGCGCCGAAACAGGTTTATCAATTGGCACCTGGCGGCACTATCCGCGTGTAACGCAGCCCTCGATTTTTGCGCCTTGATGCCTTTTTGGCCTGTAGATATTTATCGGCCTCGATGAGTTCCGATAAACTGCGCTGGGTAACGGTCACACCGTCTACGCTCGCAGACTGTGGATTCTCTGCTGCGGTTTCAATCGTGCTTTCAAGGTCGCTGGGGTTGCTCATGCCCCAAGTTTTTAGAATGCCACAGCGCTAGTCAATTGCCTGGCGGCTTATCTTTTGGCTTTCGTCCAGTACTGGACAAATTGCCCAAAATTTTTTCCGCTGTCAGCACTCGATGATTGCAATTCCTGCAAATCCTGACGCGGCTTTTGGTGGCACCTGCGTTGCGTGTTGTCCATGCCCGCAAATCAGCACAGCCGCACCTTGGGCAGGTCAGACCCTGACTCATGGAAACTCCTTTTTAATTTTCCAAGTCCGTTGGCTGGAAATTATTTACCGAGTATGTCGCTTGGCCTGCTGCTGCTCACGCCAGCTTACTTTTTGCTTGTGCTGCTTCAGGGTTTGGCCTGGCAGGGCTGCACCTAGAAAACTGGCTGCTACGGCTGAACCCACTAGGCCGTCAAACCATTCATTGTCGCGGTTTGGCCTTAACTTCCATTCCAGCACCCGCCGGCCCGTTGACTCGCTGCTAGAGTCTATGGCGTACTCGCTGCTCAGATGATCGGCTAGCATGGCGTGACTGTCTGGGCGATCCCCGAACACCGTAATGCCTGTTTTGTCGTCGGTCGTCTTAATTCGCTGGCCTACTACGGTTTTCCACTGGTTCACATCGCAAATCAGGTGCCGCTGATTTCTCCGGCCCAGCTGCGTTTTCCAGCCTGGCCCTACTTTGTCGCTTGGCTCCCGTTTCCAGCTTTCAATAGGGGCTGTCGTCGCGCTGACGTATCTACCGTGCCAGGGCATCAGCCGGCCCGCGCCAAGCGTCCTGGCTACCTGGTAGACAATATCCGTGCTGGGTTGCCAATTGGCATCAATAAGCAGAAGGTTAACGCTGGTTGTGCCGCGCGTTTGATAGGCATACTGCTTGCTCAGTAGTCGCTCGCTAATCTCGGTAACACCTGCCAGCAGTCCATGCTGTACCGTTGCTACGCCGTAATGCTCTTGCAGCGTCTTTCTAATATCCTGCTTAGTAAAATACTGCCGGCCCTGCTCAGGCCAACTGCCGTAGTCCACCACATGCCCTCGCAATTGCTGATCCCAGGCGGCCACCAAGTAAAACAGGGCATCCTGCTGAACGTCACAAAATGCGGTTAGCTGCTCGGCCCAGTCTGGCACAAATCCCCGCGGTATCCCGCTTAGCTTTTTGCCGATGTCGGCTGGGGCTAGGGCAAAGGCGTTTTCTACGTCCTGGCTTCTCGGGCTGTTTTGGTATTCGCTTAAAAACGCGTCCTCGTCTTTGGCCCACAAATCCATAGCGTACTGGATCGCGCTCACCTGGTCGGGTTCGTGCCGATATTCCCAGGCCACCTGACAACCTGCGTCGGCTGTTTCTCGGTTCGCTCGGTAGTAATCGTTCAGTTGCTCTAGCGGCTGCTCTAATCGGATAAGCTCGTTGCGTTTGTCCCTGTAGCCTCGCCACCAGTCCATATTGTCAGGCATTCTGTAAACCAGCTTCATTAGGTCGCCGCGCCAATCTGGGTTACGTTTGCGATCCAGCAGCCTGGCCGCCAGGTCATCCTGCTGAATCACTGTCACTGCTGCAAACGCTGCTAGTCGCTTCCTGGCTCCACCGAGTCCCAAAACTGCGCGGCTCGTTGTGCGTTCTCGCTCAGCTGTGCTGTGGGCACTTTTTGCACTGCGTTCGGTCTGCGGGTCATCGAGCAGCACCAGTTCGGGGCGTATTGTGGTACCGTCCGGCAGCTTATCTGATAAACCGCGGATAGCCCCAGTAATGCTTCGGCAGTACAGCCGCGCGCTGCTGCTGGGCGCATTTGGCACAGTTGGAAATACCAGCTCCTCCCGAGTCCAGCGTATCCTAGTTTGCTCACCATCGAGGGTCTGGCCGCCTGTTCGATGGTTAATACCCTCTAGCCTTTGAATCGGGTAACACGCTTCGGGAAAGTCGCCGCTTAGGTTCTCATCGGCCTCGATGGTTATTTTGACGTTGTTGGCGATCTTAATACTGTCGGCCTTAGTCGCTGCCACTACTACGACAAACTTACAGTGGCCGTACAGGATAGCCCACAGCGTCGCCCCAGTAATCAGGGTTGTCTTGCCCTGCCGCCTGGGCATAGCGAGGGCGTACTGGCCACCGTGCAAAATAACGTCGCGCATCACCTCTATGGCGCGCAGATGGTCGTTTGACCACGGCAGGTTAAAAGTCTCTTTAAGGTACGTTTCCAAAAACAGCTTTAGGCTATCTTTGCATCTGGCCCGCCTGGCTGGATCTGCTACGGTTGGCAGCGGCCCTATCTCACGGCTGCTCTGCGCTCGCTCACGGCTGCGCCTAGCCATGTCCTCCTTGTGCCGTTGGTACTGCTCGCTGGTCTTATCAATCGTCGCCACTAATCACCTCAATTTCTATCACCAGCTGACCCAGCTTCATCACCTCCCCGCGCTTAATCGTTAGCTCATCCACCTGCATGTCGTCTGCGTAAACGCCGGCTTTGGCGAGGGCATCTAGGGGCGCTTTGAGCAAGTTATCTAAGTCCCTTGCGCGCTGATCTGGCGGGTTAGCCAGGATGCTTACGCGTAGCTTGCCGGTCATCGGCCTGGGTGCGCCACGGTTACAGGCAAACACGGCCAGCAGGGTATCAACTCGATACTGCTTGCCGCGGGCAGTCAAAAACCTTGTCTTGTCTCGGCTGCCCCAGTAGTGATTGTTTGACGGGGGCCATGGTAGGATTAGCTTCATGTTTCTAGTCCTGGTCGCTTTCATCACCTGGCATCTTTGGGCAGCCGCCTAAAACATCTGTTGACCTTGCTTTATATCCTCGCATAGCCCCAGAAAACGGTTTTTTGCGATCAATATAATTATCGTTTCTTATGCGAACACGCAGACACTTAAGACAAAATCTTCTGTCAGTTGTAACCGCCGGCTTGTGCTGGCAATCGACGCACCGCCCATCTGCCCTTGTCTCTGGTAAATTACTGCTTGTATTCATGTTTTCACCTGTAATGCGCTGACCAATAAACCTTGCCATTTCTTCCAATCGCAAACGCTCGGGCTACCAGCCTGTATTTGCTGGTTGTGCAGTGGTTCGGCCTGGCTGTCGAATTGCTGCTACCCACGCCCGCAAATCTGCACCCTGGGGCAATACCCAGCAGATGCCCAACCACGCCCCTGGCCGCTTGCAGCTCGGCCTCACGTTTTGCGAATACATACGCAGCTCGATCTGTGGCCACTTCGGCTGTGCCGGCCTGCTGGCCAAAACACTCGGTAGTAAACAGCCCCAGAACAAACGCCAGGGCGATTAAAATGTTATTGGCCATAGTTACTTATTTCTCCATGTTGAATATTCATGTTCTATTTGTATTTGGCACAAAATTCCTGCTTTGAATAACCAACTATTATCAGTTGATTTTTCTAAAACTACCTGACCTGTAGCTGCCGCTGCCGATAGCTCATCCTCAAGCAGTCGCAAGCATTCACCTACCTCACTACAGCGTCGCCACTTGTGAAACCTCAGCATCTCCAACAATAATACTTCTTTTTGACTGTCACCAATTCGTGAATACCACCTCAGCGATTTACTAAGATTTTGCTTTAGTTCTTCAATTTCATCGGGAAACATCTACGCCACCTCCTCTGCTATAACTTTTTAGCTTCTTCCGCCACAACAGCGTTAACAAATTTCATGTATTCTTCGTGAGATAGTTGGCCAGACTTAACCAACTCAGCTTTTTCCAAAAAACGCCGGTAAGTTGCACCCAGCCATCCAGCCACTGGCTTGTAGTTTTCCCGACGCTGTTTTACTTGCTCTTTAAACTGCTTGATTTCGCTGTACATTTCTCGCACTGGCTCAGGCTCTGTTTTTGCCATGCGTTTGTTTTTTAGCTGCCTTGCGCCCTCGATAAGCAAATAGATATAACGCTCGCGCTCGTAGTTGGGCGGTACGTTTTTGCGGCCAGTCTGCCAATCGGCTATAACCTGCTCGCAATCGCAAACATCTTGGGTCATCAGCCCATTTAAGTAAATTCTTCTGGTTTCCTGAAACGTACCGAGGTTACCATACCACTCGATCCAATCGGGAAAAAACGCTCCTAGTTTTGATATAACTTCTTTTGCTTCTTGCTCGGTCATTTTACGCTCTCCAAAAATCGTTTCATTGCATCTTCTTTTCTTTTTTGTTTTGCATCCACAAACTCTGTATGCCCTGGCCCGCCTCGGTTTGCTTCTTTCGATAGCCAGCCGTTTAAAAACTTCTCGATGCCGCTTCGGGTCTTTCGTCGCTTAGGGTTAGTGGCGTGCCACGCTGCTGCGGCCAGCAGATGCTGAACTACGTCAATGTTTGGGTAAAACCTTTTGAAGTTTTGAACTAGCTGAACGCTGGGGCTGTATGGGCCAGGATCTGAACCAATTAGTTCAAACACAATGCCCGCGTCGTACGGCTTGGACGCTTCTTGAAGCTCCAAGCTATCTCCCTGTTCCCCTTCCCTGTTCCCTGTTCCCTGTTCCCTTTCCAGCACTGATCCTTCAGTGAGTCCTCCGTGAGTACTCCGTGAGTCTATGTTTTGCCCTGATTTTCCCTGGCATTCTTGAAAAGATTGCCTCAATTTACTGGGCGTAGGGCGATTTATTACCTGATGCTTTTGAAAAGCTAACACCAGGCCAATTTTGCCTTTAAATGAATGCTCAGCAATAGCTACATAACCTATCCGTGATAACTCCGTGAGTCCTCCGTGAATCCTCTTGCAGTCCTTTTCAAACGGGAAAACATCCCCACGAATCAAGGCTTCGTCTGCCTCAAAATACCCCTCATCATCGGCCATATTTAAGAGTGCAATAGCCAGCAGGCGGGTAAATTCCTTTTGCTGTGCCAAAGTCTTGTTTCGCCAAAACTCCGGCTTAATCGTTCGTATCCTTGGCATGGTTAACTCCAACAAAAAAACCGAACCCAGGGGGTAGCTGATCCCCTGAATCCGGTTCCTGCGCGGTTGCCCGCGTTGTTGTTCTCTAGTCGCAGCTACTCGACGCAAATATCTTAGCTTTTATCTTCCGGTTTTTCCACTACCACAATCTCCTGTCGCAACACCTTAACCTCCTTTGGTGCCTCAATTGCAATCCTTACGGTATTGCCCTTGATCGACACGACCTCAACGGCGATGCGATCCCCAACAATAATCCGTTCCCGTACCTTGCGGCTCAAAACTAGCTTGCCCATGGTTACTTCCTTGTAAAAAACTGATAACTAACTGGTAACTAAAACGCCCCGATATAACGCCTCGGGGCCAGGGCGTCATCACCAATCCCTGCCGCGGTTACTGCTGTCGATACGCGCACTCACGGCTAGCGCAGTCGTTTGGCAGTCCCTGCCGGCCAGACCAGGCCCGTTGCACTATTTAGGGTTAAACTCGCCGCACCAATCAGTTGGCACCACCCAGGGCCACACTGCATCCTCGCCACCTTCCTCACGCACTGGCGGGTTTTTTCTGCACTGCCCTACGCCTGGCTCAAAATCGTCATAAAACCGACAAGATTCACAGGCAATGACTGGCTCAGCCTCAATAATCTCTAGCCACTCATCATCGAGCGACACTACGTTAAGCAGCTCCGATAAGTTCCGAACCAAAAACGTATCATCTGACTTAATTATCACATCGTCGTCTATGTCCAAACTAGCCTGATCTTTACTGCCTGGAAATCGTTCTGAAAATTTAACCCACCTCATCTATCAAATCCTCCAGTCGTTTTTGTGCTGCCTGAATCGGTTCAACGTCTACTACCTCGTCCTCAGCCTGCATCCCCAGCAGCAGCTCGGGGCAATGCTGTCGGGCAAAAAAACTAGCTGATCTGTAAATCAGCATTTGCTCGGGCATGGTTTTCCACTTGCTACCCTCTTTGTGATACCAGCCCTCAGCCTTGGCCATGGCCAGGTCAACAATGGTTCCCTCAATACGCTCGCCAGTAGCTCTGTCTTTGGTAACTACGCGGCAGCCGTAACTATCCTGGCCCCGCGTACCACTGAACACATAGGTAAGTCGCTCGAATTGCCGGCTGTTGTTAATTAGGGCGATTAAGAATTTAGCTTCCCAGGCTGGTTTGCCATGAATGATCGCCACATTTTGCATGACCATGGTTGGATCAAAACCGAACCTACGGGCTAAATTCATGGCTATGACGCAGTTTGGTACGTTGCCCTTGAATGCCTTTGGGGCAAAATCGCTACTGGCTAGTAGCCTGGCTTCCCGCTGTGCAAATTCAAAAGCATCTTTTAGGTGTGCTAGCTGCCTCTCGGCCCTTTCTAGCGGCTCGGTTTGTGGTTGTTCAATTAGCTCACTCATTTATAAACCCTCTACCTTGCTGATTTTTTCTTGCCAATGTCACCTGATTCCAAAACCGGCTTACAGCTTCTTTTGATGTATAGCGTATCCCGCCGTAAAATACGGTTTCTAGCTTGACTCCACTTAGCCCAACTTTCATCCACCTATAGACGGCGCTTAAATGGTATGGCTTTCCGTTTTTTCGCCTCGGCAATTTTGCTGGCAAATCAATTACTTCTATTAATTCTTCACTGAATAAATCAATCACTTGGGCTGGCTCCTGCGAAAAACTCGAAACGTAGATTCCTCGACGACATAGCTTTTGCGCGTCTGCTGCTTGTAGCTCAGCTTGACGCCGTTGGGCAGCTCGACCAGCTCGGCCCCGCCCATAAGTTGCAGCAGCTGGTTTTCTAGGTAACGCTTCTTGGTTTCCAGGTCGCTTAGGGTATCCTTGATCTGCGTTAGTTGCTGATCTAATTCCATGGCAGATATGCCCTGCTCGTAACCCATAGGCATGGCTTCAGCTGTCCACTTAAACATGGTGCCGATGGCTCGCCTGGCCGATTCGCTCGCGTCCACAGGTGGCGGCTGGTGGTTAAGTAGATTTTCCCAGAACAACTGCTCACGCTGCACCATAAATTGCTGGAAACGCTCGTTAGGCTCAACTTCGTGAATGACCAAACGCTGGCCACCAATCAGGATCGCCAAATAGGCTCGGCTGGCACCTGTAACGCACAGTTCATGCTGTACCTGTACCTGATAGTTCAGCGGCACTTCCTCAGCTGTGTCGCGATTGCTGGTAGTCTTGATCTGAAGAATCTGTTCACCGTCATCGAGCAGCGCATCAGGTGTACAGCCTTGCCAGTTGCGTTCTGGGTGCCGAATAATAGCTGACTGATCCCACAGCTCTACAGGCCGGCCCAGGCGATCTGCCACCTCGGTAGCTATCACTGGCTCCAGCTTCTGACCCCACAGCATGGCCTCGCTGGCCTGTACTGGCTCGAGCAGCCCCAGCTTACGGGCATAAACTTCTATAGCCGACGTATACGGGCAAGCGCCCATGATCCCAGCAGCATCGCTGCCGCCAATGTAGGTCGCGCGGTTAGCGGCCCACGCCTCGCGGCTTCCAAATGTTTCGACAATTCCTAACATGCTAAACCTTTCGTCACTATATGGTGACAATCCAAGTAAATAAAAAGCTATTTCCTGCGCTCGTCTGCTCGCTGACTCAATTGCTCAACATCTCGCTGGGTAAACACATAGGCACCACCAATAATCTTTGGCCGCGGCCTTAGTTTGCCACGCTGTACCCACTTCCTTACCGTTGCAAGGTTAACGCCAATCTTGGCAGCGACGTCTTTGCTTGAAAATAGCTGTTCCATATGCGGGTTATATCGTCACTATACGGTGACAGCAATAGTGCTTTCTAAAAATTACGCCTTCTGTATTCCAGTCGCCACAATGTTGATCTGCAAAATGGCTGTCGTCTTAGCATGGCCCAGGATTGTGACGTAATCGTTTGTGGTCAAATCGGCAAATGGTGCGATCCCGCCCACTGCGTTTGAAACGTAGTATGGCGATCCTTTGACCAGGGTTCCGCCAATGTTAATTTCGCCATCGGTTGCGATGAGAAAGTAACCATCGGTACTGGCTGGCGTCAGCGCAATCCCGAGCGCCTCAGCCTTCGCTGCTGTATCGTTGGCGTCG